GCATTAGTTGGCTTAAAGATTGGCGCCGAAAACTTTACTTCCGTGCCACAAATTGCTGCTGATATGCTCGGCGTGAGGATTAAAGTGCCTAATAATTACGATCCAATTACTCGCAGTTATTCTGGTATTTGGAACGGCACATTTAAAACTGCCTGGAGCAATAATCCAGCTTGGGTGTTTTATGACTTGTTAACCAATACACGCTATGGAGCAGGAGAATTCGTTCCTGAAAGTCAAGTGGATAAATTCTCTCTCTATCCCATTGCTCAATACTGTGATGAGCTTGTTTCCGATGGCAAGGGAGGATTGGAACCTCGCCTCACTTTCAATGCCTACATCACAGACAGAGGACAAGCTTATGACGTGCTAAATGCAATGGCTGCAATGTTTCGCGGGATGTTATATTTTTCAGAGGGAACAATTGTTGCCATTCAAGATAAGCCAAAATCTATTAGCAAAATTTTCTCTCCCGCTAATGTCATTCAACAAGTGGATGACAACGGCAATGTGACAGAGCCTGCCTTCAACTATGAAGGCACAGCTCGCAAGGCTCGTAAAACCGTTGCTCTTGTGTCATGGAATGATCCGAATGATCAATACAAGGCAAAGACTGAATACATCGAAGACAGAGATGGTATTGAACGATACGGCTATCAAGAAGTGGAGATTAGGGCTTTTGGTACAACAAGCCAAGGACAAGCTCAACGCATTGGCCGTTGGACCTTGTTGAGCGATCAATTGGAAACAGAGGTGATCACTTTTAAGACGGCCACTGAAGGCTTTTTTGTTTTACCTGGTGAGATTATTGGCGTGGCAGATCCAGCAAAAGGAGGCAAGCGCTATGGAGGAAGAATTGTTGAGGCTACCACCTCCTCTCTCACCATTGACGCCCCTTTCACCATCGCTTCTGGAGCGTCCTATCAAGCAAGCGTGATGTTGGCTGATGGCACTATTGAGACTCGCACTGTCATCAATTCTCCAGGCGAAACCAGCGTTTTGTCTCTTGCCTCTGCATTGTCGTCCGCTCCAATTGTAGGTGCTCCATGGGTGTTGCAAGAGAATAGTGATGGCATCAAGAAATATCGCGTGGTTTCCGTTAACGAAGACGAGGGAGTGGTGACAGTGCTTGGTGCATTGTACGACGAGACCAAATTTGCCTTGGTTGATAGCGGCACAAACTTAGGGCTCACCCGCACGTCTATTGGTGGACCTTCCGTTGTTCCATCAGTAGTTGGTGGCTCTGTCATTCTGGAGGTGCCGTAATGTCATATAACGAAGCACGCTGGGATTATCCCCAATATTCGGCCTATTCCATTTTCAATGTGATCAATCCAGCCATTTGCTGGAACACGCCACAGAATAATCCCTTTATTGCATCGTTTGAAGTGGACTATTTAGATGTGCTGGACAATCAATGGAAAAGAATTGGCACCACGTCTACAAGCTATATTCGCTTTCCGTCTGATGTTTACAGCACAAATGGATCGTATAGAATTAGAATTACTACCATTGGCATTAATGGTAGGCGCTCTCCCTATGCTTATAGCACAGTGGTGTTAGCGAGTCCGTTGGTCTTTGATTTTACAGCCAGTCAAGACGTGCGCTTTTCTGACGGTACAATTGTTCCTAACCAACGCTATCTATTTTTGATTCTTTGACATGGCCAATCTTTACGGACTCGATGCAATTGGCAATGCTGCCTATGTAAAGGCCACTGGAGCAGGAAGCAACTCTGATCCTTATGTGGTGCAGAATGATGCTTTTACTAGCGAGCTAAAGAGCGCACAAATTACTAACACTGCTAGCGCTGATGTGGTGGCAGCAGTGGCAAGTACAAAGCTGCGCGTGTTGTCGATGGCGATCACTGCATCAGCAGCATGCACAGTAAAGCTGCAAAGCGGCGCAACAAGTGATAAAACACCGCCTTTCCACTTGGCTGCAAATGGTAACATTACGCTTTCCAATCCATTGGGACTTTTTGAGAGCACTAGCGGAGAGAAGCTTAATGCAGTAGTCAGCGGCACCACCACTTACTCAGTGTTTGTTTCCTATCGCGAAGTACCAGCATGAGCAGCTTCCTTTCCACCTCTATCGCGCCGCGTGTTGATCTCTATTTATTGCGTAGAGATTACTTTGATGGCATGGGGTTGCTTTTACAAAAAGAAGACGGCACTCCTTACAACCTAGAAGGGGTGCAAGTGTGCGCCACTGTTTGGAAAAAAACTGGCGATGCTTCTTACACTCAAGTGACCAATGTCAATGTGGAAGAAGAGGAGCCGCTGAGGAATGGCAAAATTCGTCTCTGGCTCACTTCAAGCCAAACTGCAGAAATCTGGGACGCTTATGGTAGTAGCCAAGCGCCCGGTGGCATATTTTTCCCAACTGCCTATACGCAAGAGGAGTCAATCTCTCAATTCTCTCCATTGTTTTGGGATGTACGCATTGAAACACAAGATTTTCTCACTGATTTGATCTCCGCAAGTGGCGGAACCTTTATCACGCAAAACAATCACACTCTCGCGTCCTCTGAAAGGGTGATGTTTAGTGGCACCACAGAGTCTTCAATTAACTTCGACAACACTTCTTCGACTATTTATAGTGGTTTAACAAATATTTCCTACCTTCCTCCGTATCAATTTAATATTCCTGCTCTCAGTGGAGTGACAAATCCCGCTATAGGGGGCGCAGTTTATAGACTGAGGCAAGACACTGTAATCGCTGGCAATGTAATTGCGGGCACCACCTTGTCAAACTGTTTCCCGTAAAACAATCATGGCTGATCTGCAAGAAGGCGTAAGCGTTGTAACCATTGGTCGCACTGCCCCAATTCCTCCTGGGCAGCAGACAATGGACAATAGTCTGCCAGTTGTAATTGCCAGTGATCAAACGGCGGTGCCAGTAGAAGTGGCAAACCAGCAAATTAGCGAAGTGAGCCTTAGCTTGCTTGGCATTCCAAGGGCTGAAGTGGCTCTCGGCATTTTTGCTGATGTGACCACTTATGACATCAACCCAAATGAATGGGCAAGCGAGGGTGGTGGCGCCACCACTCACGTTCCTAACGAAAGCGCTGCAAAGGTGGCACTGGGAACTGCTGTAACCAATAACTATCAAATTTTGGGCAGCAAGCGATTTTTCCGTTACCAACCAGGCCGGGTAAGCGCTGCCACCTTCGGTGTGCGCACTTCAGTTTCTAATGATTCCACTGATATCAAAAAATTTGGCGCTTTTGACAGGCGCGATGGTTATTACGTTGAAGTGCAAGGCGGCGGTCAGACATCCAGTGCTGATAAAGAATTTAATTTTTATTGCGTAAGGCGCACTAGCGCTTTTGAAAGTAATGAGCCAGGTATTCGCACTCCCAATGCGCTGGATGGTGATGTTGGCACAGCGGGCACTGATTTGGTGATTGTGCGAGCTGGCCTCACTTACATCCATGCTGGGCTTTTTGACCGCAGCGTTCGCGGTGGTGGCGGCGTTAATATTGGAGGTATTGCATCTTCTGATGGTACCACCAGTGTTTCAGGCTCGTTTATCTCTGTCGAGGCACCATATCGTTACACATATGAATACCGAGTGCCACGCAAATATTTCAGCCATGATCGGCTAGACGGCGAAAATAGGGCGCAATACTATTCAGACAAGACGCCTGGTCGTAATTCATTCACGCTTTCCATTGGAGGCACTGCATCTTCACCTACTGTTTCTTATACCAATGGGAGCACTGTTATTGATGCGAATGGCGATGTAGTTAGTGATATCAGCGTTTGGGACATTGACTTCTCGAAGGTGACAATGTTCAAGGTGGAATATAGCTGGTATGGTGCTGTTGGCGGCCACTTCCTTGCTTATGTTCCTGATGCAACGACGACAGGCGAAGCTCGCTGGGTGAGGATTCATCATGTTCGCGCCTCAAATCAACTTACTAGTCCCAGCTTGGCTAATCCAACGCTGCCGATTTCGTATTTGGTGCAGAAGGCTACTAGCGCCAATGAATGTGCATTGTACAAATATGGTGCCTCTTACTATATTGATGGTGGCGACAAGGGCACGATTACAGCTCGCTCCGAAAGTAACACTACTGACCGTACAGTAACCACAGGTGGAACGATGCTTATTGGTTTGCAGGTGAAGGAGAATATTAATTCCATTCGCAATCGCATGCAAGTGTATCCAACGCGGCTAGGCATTGGCAGTAGTGGGCGAGCCATTATTAAGCTTATTAAAAATCCAACGGCAACTTCTGGCACTCCTGCTTTTACAAGTGCAGGAACATTGAGCCCGTCTAATTTTACTACCACAAGTGGAGTGGTTAGCTTGACGGGAGGAACCAATGTTGCCACTTTTTATGTTGGAGCTGGCGGCGTTGACATTGATCTTGCTCCATATTTTGGCTATAACAAAGACTATCTTTCCTATCCATTGACCGCTACAACTGGCGACACGCTCTATGTGTTTGCTCAAGGCATTGGTGGTAGTGTAGACGCGAGCGCTTCTCTAACATGGGAAGAGCAAGTGTGAGAGGTAAATGAATGACAACAATTTCTGGATATTATCAACTGCCGGATGATGCAGCCCCGGTTGGTGACGAACTAATTGATGCTGAGCTGATTGATTTTCTCACTGGGGATTCTTTGATTGATGGCGTGTCGCAGGACATCCTCACTGGAGACGCTCGTGGCACGCTTGTTCTGTCGGAGGAAGAAGGCATCACTTCTATTACGCCACGCAATTCTGGCGGCGTTAATATTCCAGTCAATGTAATTAACATTAGTCAGAGTGAAGTTGAAACAAGCTTGCTTGGCATTCCTCGTAGTGAAACCGCACTAGGACTATTTGATGCAGTAAACATTTATGGCGTTAATAGTAAAGAGTTTTATGCTGGCCCGGATAGTGCTGGCTATGCCTATGCAGGCGATCCACGTGAGTGGACATTTGCAGATGATTATGGTTATTTTTGGAGGCATATTCCAGCAGAAAGCGCCATTCAAGCCTATGCATTTCCACCTCCCGTAAGCTTCAC